ATCTTTAGTAGATTGTATCTGAAGCTCACGCATAAGTTGCTGTTCTAAGCTATTGCTGTATTCCATCAGTGCAGCCATTTCTTTTTCTCTTTTCTTTTCTTCGTATTCCTGCACGGAATATTGACCACTTTCTCCAACTTGTGGAACAAAAACTTTTCTGTCTTTTTCTAACCAAATAGGAATTGGCGCATAAGGATACAGAAAATCTTTTAGATCCATTCCTTCTGTTGGAAGAGGTGTCCCGACAATTATATCTTCTCGACCCGGTGAAGAAAACTTAACCGTCATTTGATTTTGCTCTTCTATAACTTCTAAAAGTTCAAAAGTGTAGTCTATCATTTAAAAACTCCTGTTACCTAGTATCCAAAGTGTTGCTGTTTTTCTTATCCCACTGATCACTGGTGTTACTCGATGTTGCACAAAAGAAGGAAAGGCTATAACATCGCCTTTATTCATTTTCATTTCACCAATACCTTCTAGTTCTAGAACTCCACCAGTATATTCAGTTGGATCCGACAACATACATATAACCGATATCTTCCTAATATTAGGATTGAGTGTTAATATAGATGTGTCGGAATGCCATTTATAATGTTGATTCTCTTTATATATTCCAATTTGTAAAACTTCAGGAGAATGAACACCAAAATTCCACCCTGCCTGTGAATTGGATGCCAATCCAATATTAAACATTATTCCGCAAAACCAATGCAAAGCATCAAACATAATTATATCAGTATTTCTAACCTGATCGTCATAGTTTATATCATTTATATGGCCAAAGCCACCTTTTATCACTTTGTTTTGTACTATAGCATCTTCTATTTCTTGATCTAAACATTTTAATATACTCAATGGCACAAAACTTCGTATCTTACTATTCCAAAACCAATTTTGCGGCAATAATTTAGATTCATTCTCAACATTTTCGCTCATATTTAATTATCCTTGAGGTCCATAAATTGTACCATTGTTCGTAACCGTCTGTGAAAGTTTGCTTGTTCCAGTAATAGCATAACCAGCAGCGCCTCCAGATCCTAGAGGATAACCGCTCTGTTGTTGTATAAGTCCATTAGTGCTAGGATACCAACCACTAGCACTTCCATTAGTAGGAGCATACATAACACCAGACGGACCATTCCAATAACCTTGGCTGCCACTTCCACCAGAAGCACCTCGAGCTCCTCCAGAACCTCCTTGACCACCTGAACCAATATAATAGTTGCTAATATTAACTGTATAGCCGTAGTCGCCAATACCACCACCCCCTCCAGCAGTAGTAGAACCATTGCCACCAGCTGAACCGGTGCTAAGATAGTTATAATAGGGGTTGTTGCCTGCACCACCTAATGGACCACCACCGCCATACGAAGTGCCGCCGCCCGAGCCTCCACCTCCTCCTCCACCTCTATAAGCAGTAGTGCCAGTTATTGTAGTTCGATAACTATCATAGTTATAACCAATTACGGCTTGACCTTGTCCGCCTCCACCTCCGCCTCCAGCTATAATTCCACCGCTATTGTTAGTTACTCTTATATTTGAATAAGATGCAGGAGCTAAATTTATAGCATGATTACCAGCCCCACCGTTTGGGCTGCCTCCACCTCCACCAGCTCCTTGTATAGTCCCAGAATTATTAATATGAACAGTATCAGCTGACACAAATCCGGTTATTGTAAGAGAACTATTTCCGCCAGAGGAACTTATCGTAACCCCTGAGTTAACATTTATTGTAAGATCAGTCCATCCAGATGAATATCCACTGACTGAAGAAGTTTGAATATTAACGTTAGATGTGGATGCGCTATAAGTAATAGATGTTGTGAATCTCTTAGAAGCATTATAAAAAGAACCTAAAGATATAGCGCCAGAAGCTGCTACTGGACCATTGTGAGGACCAACATATGTGCCACCACGATAATATTGGCTCAAGCTAGCTGTAGAAGTTGTAAGACTTCTAAACTCATTAGAAATAGACTGACCAGCAGTTGATCCTGCTAAACTAATTGGTCCACTTGCATTTAATGGCATTTCTAAATCCTCCTTTTATTATATTTATAAAGAAAGATTATCATTACTTATTGTGCAACTTAGAATAGTCGTTTCTAAGCTCGATGAATTGCCCGATCCAGTCGTCGCGCTTCTCAATGAATAACAAAGGTGCTTCATCGTCTACTGACATAATAACTACTAAACGACTAACTGGAATCTTAGTTAGTTCTTCAAACATGACGGCATAAGCAGAAGTCTGCATGAAGTACCCGTGAATATCGTCTCGTGACTTTATTCTTCTAGAAGTCTTAAAGTCTATGACAGATACTCGTCCGTCGAACTCGGCAATACAGTCGACAGTACCAGCTACCTGAAGATAATCTGAGAAGAGTTGAGTCTCTAGACAGTGGATATTGTTGATGCGATTCAGCAGAGGTTTGATACTATCAAATGTTTCTACGTCAAATAATCCAGGCTTGACTTCTTTGTTGAGTAGATAATTTTCGCAGAGCGAGTGTATAGTAGTTCCTCTTCTTGCTGCTCGTGCTGAGACTCTATTTGCTTCCTCTTCTCCGACTCGTGCACGCCATTCTCTAATTGCTTCTTTTCCGAGTAGTCCAACAACGCTTGTGACTGACGGATACGACTTACCTGAAGGTGTCTGATATTTTCTACCTTCAGGCGAATCGACTCGTACAAGTTTTGGAATATCATGTTGAATGTGGTTGAACATAGTCTTCATACTTTAGTTTACATCTCTCTCCATGATATTTTTTATAATTTCCATTATCTATAGTTTTATGGCAGTATTCACATTCTTTTTTTGGCTTAGGTTTACCTTTATTTGGATGTATATAATTTGGATCTTTTAAAGTTCGCATCAATGATGTATAATGGTTTTTGCGGTGTTCATCTGAATGAGCTCTACCAGTTAAAGCTTTACTAACTGCATCTTTTTGGTGTTCACTTTGTTTTTTACCATACATTCCACAACGCTTTTGAACATGAAGATCTTTTACTATTCTACGTATACTTTCAGATCTGTTTAACGCAGCATCAGAAATTTTTTTACAAACTTCATCATAAAGCTGATGACCAGGTTTAAGAACAATAGCTCCACCTTGTCCACCGTATGCAATATTATAATATTCATCACCCTTTACAACTTCTTCATTTATCAATTCTATTTCTTTTTGATTCATTTCTTCTTCGTTGTCAAATATGAATAGTATTTCTTTTATGAAATTCTCTCTTCCATACTTTTTAATAGCGTTTGATAAAATCAACCCAGACCCCAAATATCCATCATTTAGATCTTCTGTTATATGTTTTCCAATATATTTTTTATTGTTTAATAAACATATTGTTTTATATATTGTGTAGTATTTCATGTTAACTCCTAAGTTAGGTTTATTATTTATACATAAAACCTAACTTAGGAAAATAATTTTATTTAATTTGTTTGATCATAAATATCATCGTATTTCATCGTCGCCATAATCCAATCTTTAACTAAACTAGATCTTACAATATCGTCTGTAGTAAACTCTATACGAGTATGTGAATTCATAAGTTTTCCAATGTCTAAGAACTTGCTTAACCCAGAAATATCATTCTTCTTCTTGTTCAAGTCTGTTTGACGATAGTCACCACACCAAATGATCTTTGAACGATGACCAACACGAGTCATGACAGTATTAATTTCTTCCCAAGTCATATTTTGGCATTCATCGACGATAATGATTGCATCGTCGAACGACATACCACGAATGAACGAAGTTGATATGAAAGAAATATAGCCTTGTTCTTCTAGACGATCCCAAGCATCTTTACGATCAAAGAGTGTTTCACATATCTGCCGATATGGTTGTTGGTAGATCTCCATCTTTTCGGACACATCACCAGGTAGATGTCCGATTTCACGTGACTGAACTGCTGACCTAACTATGATAATTTTCTTGAAAGGGTTTGACTTATCTAGTACTTCTTCTAATGCTTTGTATAGAGCACAGAATGTTTTTCCTGTTCCAGCTACACCGTGTAGAGCTACAAAATAATCTTGGCGTTTATAAGCTTCAAAAAATAATTTTTGATTCTCAGTCAATGGTTCAAATGTTTTTAAATCATCGATCCTTATCTTCAGCGAGTTGTTCACTGCAACTCTTGGTGCTCTCTCAAGTGGTTCATCATTTACGCTCTTTAACGCTAGTTTTCTTGCACTTGCCAAGTGGATTCCTCCCGTTAGTTATTAAAAAGCGTTCATCTTCTTAAGGTCGCTACCTGGTGTCCTTTCGTGAATTTTTTGCAAGACCTCTTTGAAGCCTGAATCGCGCTTGCGAACTCCAACACGAACAGGATCAACAACCATAGGAGCGGAAGTGATCACTGATTCGATATTGGGGTTTTCTTTTAAGAAAAGTTCACGTGCGGAAATAGACATGAACTTTTCAAATTCGATTCCTGTATCTTTATCTCTAAAGTTATAGGTTGGCATGATTAAATGGCATTGAGATTGTTCGGTTTAACTTAGGTTTGTCTTCGATATAACAAGTATCGCTATATAGAGTATATATACCATCTGCGAACCATTCAGGCATTACTTGATTAGTCCAACGTGACATTTTATACTTAGAACCTAAGTAATAGTTGCTATACGACACAATGCAATCACCTTCTACTTTGTACTCGTCTGGCATAGCTGGAGTAGGTTCTGTGAAATCGCCAATA